AGCTAATACGTTAGGTGAAACAGGTGGTGGAGCAAATCTAGTAGATAGATTCGGAGGTCTTGGAAATATAGTATCACTTGGTGCCCAACTATGGGGTCTTAAACAAGGCGGCGACCGAATAGATAATCTACAAAAGTATAGAGATCAAATGTACCAAAGATCAGGTGAAGCTCTTGCACTGGATCGAAAAAAAATGGGTCTGGTTGAAGATGACTATAATCAACAGAAGATAATAAGAAAAGCTAATATGTGGGCACAACGACCACAAGATGAAAACGCAAATCCATTTACAAATCAAATAGTATCACAAGAAGCTTAAGGAGATATCATGGCTAGAAGTCTATTACCAGCAGGTATGGTACCGCAATCTAAAGCCGCTGCATATGATGCGATTGTAGGAGACACTTTTGGAAAAGAAGCAGAGCTCCAAAATCAGCAAAATCAACTTGTACAAAATTTGATTAAAGATAATCAGGGGTTACTTAACACTGGGTATCATGACTGGGAAGAATATACAATGAAAAGTCTAGATCCTGCTGATCCCCAGTACAAGGAAAAACTTGGCGGAGCAGTAGAGTATATGACTCGCAACCAAATTAATGCTCCAGCTGTAACAGCTGCAGCTACTCGAGAATTTAATAATACAGATATACAATTTGCACAGAATAAGGATAGTCTTGGAAACGTAATTCCCGCAGGACAGCCTGATGCTGGTGATACTATTACTAATGCAATTCAGTCACTGAATCTTGATGTGAATGACCCTAAATCATATAACACCAGTGTTTATAACGCAGCAGAAAAAACTGCTGTTAAGAATATGGCTAAAAATAATCCTTATATTCTAGATCACTCAGTATTTAAAACTAGATTTAAGGATATGATGACTAATCATCCAGTATACGGTCAAAAATTTAAATTAGGAATGGCTGATGAAGCGGGTATGACAATAGATACTCAAAAACTAGAAGGCTTTACTACTGAGATAAGCAAGGGTGTAAATAATCCAGATACTGTACAAGGTAGGAAAGATGTAGTTAGTAATCTGAATAGAATGCTTAGCTACATGAGTAAAAATAGACTCAAGGGGGAGGATCTTGCTAATTACGATGATCTTATAATGCGAACATTGGAAAGAGACCCATTAGATTCTACTACTATATTTAAAGCAGCTGGTATAGCAGACCCAGAAAATATAAACGTAATCAGTACAAGTGCTCAAGCAAAAGCTAAAAAATATGTACGTGACTATTACAGAAAAGCACACCCAGAACTGCCTGATAGGATTCTTACTAAAGCATATGACAGAATAATTAATAGTGGCTCTGATAATGTATCTGTAGCTGTGGGTATAGGAAAAACTAATGCAGAAAGCAGAGCTAAGATGAGAGTAGATGAAGCAAAATTCTTTCATGAAACATGGGCAAAAAATGTAAAAGATTTGCGGGTTATTCAGGGTGATCGGGGTCTTGTTAATCATCTTACTAAGAAGCTTGAGGCTCAATTTAAAGAGAACTTTAAAGACCAAGAATTCAATTCTGAAGATTCGTTGCGACTTAAACAACAAGTTGTAGAAATGGTCGGTAAACTGGAGACCCATATAGGTAAAGGATTAAAGGGAGATGCAAAAAATGCATTTGACTTAACTACTCAAAGATTAGTGATGAATATGGCTACCTGGGACCCAGCTATGAAGATTCTTGATGTAAGGATGCCAACATGGGCTGGAGGTGGTGCTGATTTTGGTTTACTTTCTGGTAAACCTATGTCTTCTCAAAATACACTGAGAGTAATAGAATTATTTCATAAAAACATATTAGATCCTACTACTGTTCGAGCAGCAAAAAAGGGTGAAATAAGAATTAAAAAAGGATCTGAAGAACTTTTAGAGGCAGTTAATAAAAAAATAACAGAAGCTAAAAATAATCCTGATCTAAATCAATACAAAATGGGTCTTAGTATTCCTGGTAAAATACTGCATAATAAAATAATGCCAGCAGACCAAGAAATCCTTTATTAAATGAAAACCAACTGCTACTAAACCTACCCATGATTGATATAAAAATATGGCTCAATCAACAAACAATCCTGAACTTGTACAAGCTTTTATAGACGCACGTAATCCACAATCTAATAATCCAAATATACAAGAAGAGTCATTCACTGAAGAAGTAGGACCCCCTCCTGTTAATAATGTTTTAGCTCAAAAAAACATAAAAGCACAGCAATTAGCTATTAAGTTAAATGCTTTAAAAGCTAATACCCAAGCTAATAAAATTAACAGTCTTAAAAGTATTTTAGGTTATAAAAATCAACCTCAAACAATGACCGTTAATTATGGAAATAACGGTAGTCCACAAGTAGTAGAAATCGAAGATACAAGACCTACTCCACCAGAACCCCCATCTATATTTGATCGTTTAAAGAACGAAGTATCAGACTTTGTAGATAGTACTGGAGAATCAATAAGTAATCTTAATATTACTGAATTTGTTAAATCTGCTGTACAAAAATATGGTGAACCATTAGGTATAACATGGGACCCAACTACTCCAGATAATTCTGAGAATAATCAAAAAGTAGTTGAATCATTTGTAAAAGAATACGGTGAACCATTAGGCATAAGTATTCCTCCTAAACCACCTAGTACTGATCCTGAAAGTGCAATACTCTCTTTGCTTAATTCAATCTTTATAGCTGAAGGTAAAGAAAGTGCAACAGTACCTTTCGGTCAAACACATCATCCTGATTTTAAAAGAAGAATTGCTCTTGGTGAAACAATCCCAGTACCAGAAGCTAGAGATGAAACAGTTAAATTTCTAAATAGACATATAAAGAGATGGGAAGAAGGTGGAACTAGATCAAATGTAGATAAAGCTGAAGAGCGTGGTTTAATTAACGCTAATCCAGGAAAAAGTAAAGCATTAACAGATGGTCGATGGAACCCTGCTTTCTTAAAATGGTTTGGGGAAATATATGCACCAACCCATTCATCTATCCAAGCTGGTTTAACAGATGCAGAAAAAGCTAAGAATGTAAATTGGCTTGGTAATGTAACTGATAATCTAGGCGCAAGGATTACAGATCAAAGTGCTTTTACAACTACAGGGGATAAAACAGCTATTCCACTACAGCATATAGCAGGAGCTGTAACTGATCCAAATGCTCTCGTAGAAGAAGCTCTACCAAAACAACCTGAAACAATGATTGTTGACGGTAAAGTAGTAGAAATAGAAGAAGTGGAAGCACCCCCAGATACTACTACTAAAGAACTTACCCCTCCACAGAAATTATCTACAGATTTAGAAGAGCTTCAGCCTACTCATGAAATCCCACATATGCAGAAAACATATGAGAAAAGCTTAGAAATTGCTGCTAATGAAGAAGAAGAAGCAAGTAGCTATGGCACTTCTAATACTGCTGCACTTGAACAGTTATATAGTTCTTACACTACCTCAAATGCAGAAGAGCTAGAAAGAATATATAGAAATCCTAGCTTTAGATCTAATTCTCCAATTGTAGCTGTACATGGAAATGTAATAGAGCTCGCTAATGGAACATATAGAGTACTGACCGGTGACGGTAAATTTATGCCCTTTAGCGATAAAATGACTGCTCAGGCATATGCTGCATATGATGCAGCAAATTGGCAAGGTAAGTTAATAGATGCTCCTCAGCAAGGCGAATTAGGAGGAATTTTTAATAAGGTTATGGGAGGTCTTGCTAATCCTCTTGAAACGGTATTTCAAGGATATGTAGGTGCAGAGACTTTAACAGAACACATTAACGATCATAATAACCGCCTTAAAGCTGGAAGCTTTATGGCTCCTGTAACTCATGATCCTAATGACGAGATTACAAGAGCAGATAAATTAAACTACTTAACTATTCAGGAAAGTACGACATTAACTCCTGAATTACAGGCATTTAAAGATACTGATAAATACAAAAAAATTGCTGAATTAGATGCAGCAGCTAAAGAAAATGTAGAACAAGCTGAAGCTATTAGAGAATTTGCTAAAGAATGGGAAGAGAAATTCCCGCATAACAGAAAACATATAGCAGGTGCAAGTGCCATGCTTACTTTAATGTCAGAAAAGCATGGTGATATAGCAGGTCTAATACATATGCTTAAAGAAGATAAAGCAACTTGGGCATCTCAAGGTTTTGATAGTTTCTTTTATAGCACTATGTTAATGGCTGGAGGCTGGAAAGTAAAAGCACTAACAGCTACTAACTTTTCTAGAGGTAGAGCTAAAGAAAATATTCGTGAATACGTTAGACGACATGGTGAAAAAGCCCTAACACCAGAAATACTTGGAGATATTAAACTTTATTCCACTTTTCAAGAAGTTAGTCAAATGGTGGGTATGGGAGTAACTGCGAAGTATATTGCTAAGGTTCCTGGATTCGGTGGAATAGCTAATTGGTCTGCAAGTATGAAAAAAGGAATGGACAAAACTATTCATCCTACAGTTCTTGGTTTAGGGGAGAAAGTTGTAGCTATTCCTAAAGCTCATGCATCTGAATTTGTACAGGGTGCAGTAGAAGAAGGCTTTCGTAGAAAAGCTTTAGATGAAGAATTTGATCCTGGTAAAATGGCTGTATCAGGAGTTCAAGAAGCGGCTGGATTAGGTCCTCTTGCTATTACATCAGCTGCAACTGGAACAACTATAGGTATTGCAAAAGCAGGTGTTAAAAAAGCTCTTGAGCCTTCTGCAGAAAAACAAGCAGCAGATGCTTCAGCTGAAATTAAAAAGAACCTTACTGATAAAATTAAAAAGGTTGAGCAACAATTAGAAGATGTTAAAAAAGTAAAAGAAACCTCTCCTCAACTTCAAACTAAAGTAGATAATCTCAACACACAAATCAGTGAGTTCCAAGCTGCTTATGATGAGATTGAAAACATAAAAGGAAGAACTATAGCTTTACCTGGTCGTCCCGGTAAACTAGAGACCCAGAATACACTACTTAAAAAGCTATATAAGGCTTATGAGCCTTTAGTTGCTGATGAAACTATGTCTCTTGACGAAGCTCTTGAAGAGATGGATGCCCAATTAGAAGCACAATTAAGAGCAAGGACTGAGGAAAGAACAAATCTTGAAAAACAATTACCTAAGCCAATTAAACTTAAAGATACAAGAGCAAAAACAGGTGTTGAAGCAGAACTTGCAGGAGTTGAAGCTGAAATTAAAAAAGCTGAATTAAATGCTGAGGTCGCAGTTAAATCAATAAAAGAAGACACTAATGAAGCATTAACCGAAGAAAAGAAAGAAGAGTTAATTGCTAAACAACAACAAATAAAAGAAGAGACAATAGCTCCTTTAGTTAAACAACAGGGGGCACTTACTGAGAGATTAGAAAAACCTGTTACTCCAGAAATTCTTAAATTTCATGAACAATCATTAAAAACTGAAAAAGAAGGTATTCAAAGAGTTCTTGATAAAGAATCTTATAAAGTAGACCCAACGACTTTAACAGCAGATCAAGAAAAAGTTCAAGCAGATTTTACTGGTACAGAAACTGGAACAATATCAGATGGGGATCTTAAAAGTGCAATAGCTGATATACAGCAAATGACAGAAGAGGAAGGTGCTGATGTTTTAAATTTTGATCCAAGTGGAAAGTTTAAAGCAGGGGATGTTGTTACTATAGATACGGAAAATCCAGAACTAAAAGATTCTGAATTTGTTATAGATAAAGTATTAGGTAAACAAGAAAGAGATGGGAAAGTACATGTAAAAATTAAAGGTATAGATGAGACTATTCCAATTGATCAGCTTAACGTGTATGGACGTGCTGAGCTTACCCCATCCACAAAAATAGATAAGGTGCAGGCATTAGTTAATAGAGAATTGACTGACGAACAAAAAGAAGAAGTAAGGAAAATACTAGCTACAGAGGTAAAAGAACTTGAGAAAAGATTAGGTGAAGGTGCGAGAGTATTAGGTTCCTCAGAAGATAGTCAACTTAATATAGATAAATTAACTGAAGATGAACTAAAAGAAAAAGCTGCTAAAGCTGATTCTGACGCAGACAAGAAATTTTGGAAAGATAAAATTGAACAGAAAAGAATACAGAAAGAAAGAGCAGGTAAAGAAGCAGAGACAGATAAAACTTTAGCAACTGTACATAGTGACATCCTCGAAGGAAAAGGTAAAAAATGGAAAGGTTTACACTCATACTATAATGAGATTATAGCAGCCCTCCAAGATTACAAGAATGACCCTGTAAAACGTAACAAGCGCCTCAAGACTATCCTTCCACAAATGAGGACGCATGCAGCTAATCTTGCCAGTAAATTAGCAGCATTTGAAGACGCTGCGAGTAGATTAATTCAATCTGGAAAGGTTGCTGCTGTTGTTGCTACAAGAACAAAAGATGCTGGTGGTCTGCGCAGTATGGACTACAAAGTAGTAACAGATATGACCCAAAAACAAGTTGAAGATGCCCAGAAAATAGGAGAATACAACGGTGAAAAAGCTTATATCACACAAATTGGTGATAAATCAAAAGGACTAATTGATACGCTTAAGGGTGAAGCAGAGTATGGAAAATACATAATGGGAGTAGTTACTGGGTACGAAAATACTTCCATGAACCAAAAACATCTAAAACAACTAGATAGTTTTGATAGAAGTAAAGAAGTTCTTGCAAAATTAAAAGAGGCTTTAAGTCGTATTCCCAGAGTTGCTAAACCAATTACAGATCCTACTATTAAGGTTGATACATCTGGAAAAATTCCTACATCTGTTCTTAAAGCACGATTAAAAAGAATTTTAAAAGCAGGTCTAGAGCTTAAAGGTAAACGAGACAAATTAGATGCTAAACCTGAAAAAGATAGAACAAAGGAGGAAGAGAATGAACTTAAACAACTTAATGAAGAACTCGAATCAGTCAGAGAAGAGTATCGTGCTCTCCGAGATCAGATCAAGAAACAGGAAAAAGATGACAGTATTCCCAAAGGAGCCCAATTTAAGCTTTTCGAAGAGGGTTATGACGTTAAAGGAGAGACTCCAGCATCTGACAAAACTACTCCAGTTTCTCCAGATGCTAGTGAGTCTGCTGCTGCGGATGATAGACAAACAACCTTCCTCGATGAAGACAGGGATAAAAGAGGTACGAAAGGCGAACAATTAGGCTTATTCCGTAACTTTATTGAAAGCAGTACAAGAATATACAAGAGAACAATAACTCCGGAATTAATAGCTAACCTCAAGAATGCTGCTAGTAATCTAGAGAATCAATTGGGATTAGCAGGAGCTTATTTTACTGATTTAGTTCAAATAGGATCTAGAAAAGGTAAATTAGTAGATCGTCTTAATAGCCTTAAAGATACAGATTTTGCTACTGCTAAGTCTCTAATTGCTGCACTTATAAAATTAGGTGTAAGTGAGGAGTCAGCTAAAATACTTGCCAGTAATTACGCTCATTTTAAGGGGCGATATGAAAATATACTCTATAAGGAAATATCAAGATCAGATGTAGTGGAGTGGGTAGTTGCTGGAAATAAATCAAAATGGGGTGGTCCATTTACAGTTGACGATACAGGTCTTCATGTAGATGAATCTGGGGCATACCACACTGAAGGTCTGTACACAAAATTAATTGATTCTTATGGTACTAACGAACTGATAAAACTGGCTAGGCTCAAAGACGAAGACCGTATATCAGAAGAAGAATACAACGCCGCTAGAACAAAAATTCTGAAGACTCACACTGTAATAGCACCTACAAGACAACTAGTAAATATAAGGAATTTCGCTCTTCAACAGCCCTTAACCTTATTACTTCAAGAAGATCTAGATAATCAGAATACTCAAGGTAAGCTGCCTGATCAGGTAGTATTTACACTAATGCTGACTGTCATGACTGTTACACGCCAGCATCCTAATAATAATAGATGGCATGATAAAGATTTTACTAAAGGAGCTTTTTTATACGGAGGCAAGCCTAGAAAATTAAATAATGATGAAGATACTCAAGTTCGTGATCTTGGGTATGGGCTTGTAGATATTAGTGAAGGTATGGGGCGTGATGCAATTAGTCTCTTAGATCTATCAGCTAAAAAGATTGCTGAAAATAGTCCTATTTCTCAAGCAGGTGCAGATCTTTACTTTGAGCAATTAGGTCCAGCTCTTGGATTGATGGCAGCTCAAATAGCTCAAGGAACAGATGATGCTGCATATTTTAGTATTGAAGAACATTTCTGGAATTTTGATGATTATGTAAAAGACAGGAATTTTAATAATGCTCCTACTCATTGGGCGCATAATGAAAAAAATCCATATTTAATTGATGGTGTACAGCAAGTTGATGGTGATGGAAAACCAATAGGACGACCAATATCACCAGAGAAAATAGAAAGATACAGACATATTAAGATGAATGATATACGGCTTTCTAAAGAAGCTGTTATTGCATTAGATGAAATAATAGATGTTTCTGGGGCTGATATAGATCCCAATCCTGGAACTCATCAGACACCCCCAAAAGTAGATGAGAAAATTAAAGGGACTTTTACTATTACGGGAGAAGACATGCACACTCTCCTTAAACAAGCACAAACTGTTAAATGGAAGAAATCTCAATCTATGGATATTGTGGCTGATTTGAGAAATGAACCTGTTTTACAGGAACTACTGGATATTGAAGAAGTATATGCAACAAATGAAAATGGAGACTACATATATGGAGTAGATGAGAAAGGAGATCCTATCTTAGATAAAGACGGGGACCCAGTAAGAATACAATTATTCCATGATATAGATGTACAAAGCAAAGATGCTAGAAACAGGGATAAGCTGGATACGCTAGATGAGCTTCTAGGAGCAAATGATCGAGGAGAATTGAACGGATTCCATATAAAATACCAATTGCAGGGTCATCATAGACTTATGCAAGTAGGTCGAATTAGTCCACAGAATAGTAAAGTTACTAGAGCTTTAGTAGATGCTTGGGGGTTACGGGAATTTTCAGATAATAATATTGATGATTTTAAACTAGCAGTTGCTCAGAGTCTTTCTATTAAAGTAACTAAAAAGCAACTGTTAACTGGAATAGCAGAATTCGAGAGAACTATTGACAATCAATATATCTTAGAAGCTGTTGAAGCTTTACAAAGACTTAATGCAGCTAAAAAAGCTTCTTCTACAGATAAAGCAGCTATTAAAGCTAAAGAACGAGCTGTTAAAGATTTTGCTGCAGCTGTTTCTAAAGTTAAAAGAGAGCCAGAATACAGGGGAGCTAACTTAACTATTCTAAATGCTATAAATGCATTATCTCAATATATGACTGTAGAAGCTATTGAGAAAACTCAAGCAGGATTACCCAACAAACGATTTAAAAGAAATAATTTTAAAAGAACTAAAATTAACCCAACCTTTAAATCTGATATATCAGGTGAGATAGATGGTGTTTCTAACGGCTGGGCTATGAATGTTTTCCAGTTCCCTATGTGGGAAAAGGAACAACTATTAGAGAGAAATAAACAAGTAGGTGTTACTTGGGGTATGGAAGAAGAATATGATCCAACTGAACCAGGTGTTTATGAAGATCTAATTGATTATATTCAAAAGGGTATGGCTCCCGAAGTTGCCTGGGAATGGTATAAAAAGAACAATTGGAAAGATGATTTTCCAAAAGATAGGCTTCCTAAATACGAAGATAATTCAATAGATGAGGCTAAGTTTAAAAAAGAATATACAAAATTGAGTAACGCATTAAATATTCTCTATCCAGACTTTAAAGATGATGAGTCTTTACGAGATGTTGCTAAATATCCATTTATCATGAAGATGTATGGTAGTGGAATGAATCGTGTTGCTAAGGATGTTACTAATGACATAGTTAAAGCAATCTACTCAAAACTAAGTACCATACAAAACGAATATAAAGACATTGTTAATACTCCAATTAGTAAAGAAGAATTAGCTGAGTACGATAAACTCGTTAAAACTGTAAAGAAACAAAATGTTTCTCCTGATGCAGGAGTAACAACAGAAGAGGGAAGTTTAATTCAATGGACAGAAGCTCTAGAAGCGGGATTTACTAAAACACAATTAGATTATGAGAGAACTGTTATTAAGCCTTTTATGAATGCTTTAGAAGCATTGGGAGCATTCAAACAAACAGCAACCAAAGCTAAAGATAAAGTATTTCTTGATCGCGGAACTCTTGGTAGATACATAAAAGAAGGTGCTAAAGCAGACTTAGGAAGAACACCTGATTCATTTAAAACAGATAAAGGAATGTTTGATGAAAAGCAAATAGAAGCAGCTATTAGTACGCTAATTGCTCCTAGATTTAATAAAGGATTAGACACATTACTTGAGCCAACTGAGGCTCCTAGAAAAGCCATAATTGAAATGGGAGAAATGTTGCACTGGACATTCATAACCCATTATGAAGAAGCATATGAAAAGAAATTAGCTGAAATAAATGGAGAGTACACACCAGATAAGACTGTTGTTAATATTACTCATAAAAATCGTACATGGATTGTTTCAAAAAATGCAGATGGTACATTTGATATTTCATCAACAAAACCAGACGGTACGATTAACAAAAAAATGACATGGGTAGCTAAGAATCGTGATCGTATAGCTATTAATAAAGAAGCAGAAAAGGAATTCTCCAAGCAAAAACCCAAACTAAGAAACAGCCTAACTAAACAAGAACTATATGATCTGATTACAGATGCATCTAATGAATTAAGACAATACTACCCACAAATAGCAGGTCCTCTAGCTACAATTGGAGAAAATGGAGAAGTTATAGGCGGCATTGATATAAGTGACACTATATTTTCACATAAATCCAAAGGCTCTTATAATATTGAAGAAGAAGGTGTACAGATTACCTTTACAGATCCCAAGACTGGAAAGAAAAGAACAAGCAATTCTCTACCAAGCCAACTACAGTTTGTTAGTGCAGGAGTTGCTGTGTTAATTCGTCAAGTTATTAACGTGGATGCAGTCATTCTTGCTAAGACAATGATGGGAGATCCCGGAATTGTACTAGATTCAACTGGTAAAAGATGGGCAGGTAATATGAAAGTAGTACCTATTTATGATGGATTTATAGCTAGTGCAGCTGATCTACCTGAATTAAGTGAATCATACAGCACAGGTTTTACAAAATACAATATGGAACATAGCATTATGGATGCTTCTTATAGAACAGTTTTAGAGGTTTTTCGTAAAACTGAAGAAAAAGATAAAGAAGTAGCAGATAAGCATACTACTAAAGCAATAGAAATGCTGGAACTAATCAGACCTGGAATAGTACATGAAAAAGGAAAATTGCAATATGTTCCTTATAAACTAGATGGTAAAGAAATAGATACTCGAAAAGTTGTTGCACGATTACGTGCTTATGTAAAAAGACATGATCTTGATATTGAAAAAGTAAAAATGAATTTTAAGAATGCAAAGCTAGATAAGAAGACTAAAACTAGACTAGATACTATTAAAGAATATTTATACAACAGCGATGGTTTAAATAATGCTAGACAGAAAAACTGGGAAAAGAAGACTACCTATAATGATCTAGTAAGACAGCATAAACAAATTGTAAATGATGTTAGAAAAGCCAGAGCACTTAGAGATAGTCTAGGTAAACCAAAATCAAAGCAGATGTTCTGGCCAGCTCCAGATAACATGATTCAAGTAGGTGGATCTTTTTATCGGCAGTATCAAGAAGCAATGAAGCCTGTAGTAGAAGCTGCAAAGAAAAAACGAAAAGCTAATAATAAACAAACGAGTATGAGTGTAGCTTTCAAAGCAGCAGAAGAATTTAAAAAGAACTATGACGAAAATCACCCAGAACAAATGGAATTGTTTGATACGATTGACGAAGTAATAGAAGAAAGAAAATTACATTCTTTAGATAGTTATCCTAAAGAAGTAGAGGAAACAGAAGAGAAGGGGGATCTTGATAGTAGTTCAGCTAGAGTACTATTTAATGAATTTGGTGAACATTCTTCTAACTATTATGATAGTAAAGAAGATATGGATAATCACACCTCTACGCTAAGTGAAGTACTTGATATTGTATCTGAAGGATTTGAAGAAACTAAAAATATACGGTTAACTTACGAGCAGATCAGTGGAGTTACTCAAGCAGAGTATGAACCAGAGAGTGAGCGTATGACCGTTTCAGTTACTCAACATGCTCCTTTTACTCGTAATGGAATGTCTCCTCAAGAAGTTTATGTTCATGAAATAGTTCATAGTATGACGTTCATTGCACTAGAGGAATACCCAGGAGTAGCTGATCGTCTTGAAACTCTATACGCCCAAGTTGAAGATAGCCTTAATAAAAAATTTGGAGAAGGCATGGGGTGGAAAGTATTCCGTCCAAGAGGAACTGGGCCAACTGATTTAGCTTCATCAGAAGAAGTTGAAATGGCAAAAAAGCAATATAGACATGCATTTCACGCAAAAGAAGAGGATAGACTACATGAGTTTCTATCCTTTGCTCTTACTAATCAGCAGTTAGTTGAGCACATGAAAAAAACTGATGTTGTTAAAAAACAAGGTCTTCTTAATGAATTATTAGCAATTCTTAAATTTGTTGTGGATAGTGTTAAGAAAGCGCTTAACTATAAAGTATATGAAGCTAAGGACAGCACTTCATTGGCAGAAGCAATTGCAATAACAGAACATCTAATTGCAGTTCAGAATAAACATAAAAGTAAACAGAGACAGTTAAAAAGCAAGACACCAGAGGGTCTTAGAGATAAAGCAGATCGAATTATTCTAGATTTTGTGAAGAGAGTAAATGAGAACATGGCAACGAAGATTAATAAAATGAAATTTAAAAATAAAGGCCCTCTTTACATTGCTACTGGATTAGCACATTACCCACGTATAATGATGAGCGATAATGCTGAAGATAAACTGACAAGAGACAGTATTATGGGCGAGTTAAATTTTACCTTACGCGGTATAGCTAAAGAACTTGGTGGAGGTGCATTAGGCAATGACAAATTAGTTGAACAGTTACTACATGCTAAAGTTAATATATCTAAAGAGCGCAGAGGAGCTGAAACATTTACTATTAAATGGTTTGAGGAGATATGGAGATCAAGAGATCCTGAAGATAAACACTGGATGTCTTTTGAAACTAGGGAAGCACTTACTGATGTACTGCTGAAAGCAGATTTGTCCAGTCTTCGTTTAGCTAAGTCCCTGGGATTTGATGATGACCCTAGTAGCACTCAAAAGATTTTAAATCTACTCGGCAATGATAATCCTGCTGCAGCTCAAAGAGGTATATTAAAGAATAATATTAAAAAAATATTAAAAGTAAGCGCAGATTCTGCAGCAATACGATACGCAGAAGAACTAGGAAGATTTATAGCTACTGGTAAAACTAAAGGTAATATGGGTATTGCTGATAACTATATGAATGCATATTCTATTGCACTTGATCATCTTAAAGATCCAACTGAAGAACAGGTTAATCTGTTAGATGCATTCATTACTATAGCTGCAATAGATCATCTTGATGGAAGACAGAAGACTTTAGTTAAAGGATTGTCTGATCGTGAATTCAAAGCAAATGCTAAAGAGAATGGAATGATAGATCTACTGGATACCCATATTGCTTTTAAAGCAAAATCCCGTAGAGATAATTTTGATGGTGATCCTATTCAAATGGTAAAAGGTTACATTGTAGAACGTATGGATAATTTGACTGATATACGAATTGGACCGGCTGCTGACAAAGAAAAAATGAATAGTCGTGGGTATACTGAGAGCTATCCTTTAGGAAAAGTAGATAAGTTACAGACAAATGACACACTGTACATTAATAGAAACATAGCAGAAGTAGCAGATATTTCCGGTATCATGTCCACAACTAATCAACGAAATATGGGAACTACCCTAACTGAGATATTATTACAGAATGATGCCTATATGCATCCTGGAACAGGTAAGCCTAACTTCGTTAAAATAAAAGCTAAGGTTGAGAGCTTTAAACAATACCAAGGAAGGCTAGCTAAAGAATTTAAAATAAACGATACCTATGGGTTTCGTCCTGTTCGAGATAGAAATAATGTTATTACTGATTATCGTGTAATGATGGACCACCAATCTACTAAGGAATTTTTAAAACCAGATTTAGAAATACAAAATGTACTTGCACATATGGAATCTGGATATGTTGATCGTAAAGCTACGATAGAAAACGATAAAGAAACTATAGATATTTTAATTCATGAGCAAGAAGAGTTACTTGACGTTCATCCAGACCAGTTCGTTGATATTTTAGACCCAGATGGACCATATATTGATCGATATCGAAAACTGCCTAGAGCTATTAGAAATTACATACAAGACTTTGCTGAAGATGGAAAATTTATGGTTAGACACGATATTATTGATAAAGTATTTGGGTACAAACAAATGGATATTTCCCAGCTAAAACTATTTGATGGAGATACTTGGCTGCATCAAAGAGCTAAACAAGTAGCTGGATTAGCTCATTATGGTATTAGACAAACAGTTGCATACGGTAAGAATAGAATAGTACTAGCAATGCCTAAAGTTGTATTTGGTAATATGTTTTCTAACGTAAACCAATTGTTAATGAGAAAAATACCTTTCTCATATATCGTTAATAAGACTATAGAAGGAATTAACGAATATAGTAAATATAAGCGAGATAGTGAGGAACTTGCGAAATTAGAACATCTTATGGATACCAAAAAATTGGATAAGGAAACAAGTCCAGAAGGAATTAAAGCACAGAGATTGAGGGTACGATTAGAACGGAACAAAATTCACAAAATGAATGAAGCAGGATTAGATTCATTAATCGTAGAAGATATCAATGAAGCCCAAGTTGATGGATATTGGAATCGTATGAAACGTACAATGTTTAAGGGAAAGTACAAAAAAATTGGTAAACTAATTCCTCAAGAGTTACAAACAGTAGCATCATGGGCATTTTGGACTAAAGGAAGTGCTCCGTATCAAGCATCTCGGAGAGTTGTACAGATGACAGATTTTATAGGTAGGTACGTAATGATAGAGCATGCAGTTAATATAAAAGGACAGGCATTTAAACCAGCTATGCATGACTCACTTAACGCATTTGTACTATTTGATGAATCTTTAATTGCTGTTTTAGAAGCATTAGATGCTATTGGTCTTACCGCATTCCTTTCTTACTATCTGCGTAATACTAGATCAGCTAAACAAATGATACAGAATAGTCCGTCATCTGTAGCCATGTCTGCTGCAGTTCAACATATCACCGGTATACCAACATTAGGTAATATCAACAGTTCCTGGTTAGGTGGAAACTTTACACCTAATATGTGGCAAACTCCTAATTTATTCGATGAAGCTAATAATGTAACTACGTTTGAAGCAGCAGACGATCTGAAAGGAATGTTGTTTAACTAGTACTGCCTAGGATCTGTGAATAATACTCTGTAAAACACAAACAGTACTCCCATTCCTATTACTATAATAGCTAGCGGTAATAACAGTATACTGGCAAGAACTGCTATAATTGTTAGCATAGCGTAAAGTATACTCTTCAAATTTGTCATGAGAACAGGGAATCCATACTAGCTAGATCGTCAGTTTTTGGAATTTTAGCTTCTTTTTTATCTTCTTCTCTTTCCATTATCCCATTTCCATTTACAGAATCAGGATCTCTGCGTTCTTCTTCAGCTAGTTCTTTAGAAGCTGCAGCCATACCTTCAGCAGTCATAGTATCTATACGAACTTTCTTAATAGTTGCTTCTTTAACTTGATTTTCTGTAGTTGTATCTATTTCAACTAATGCTTTAGCCTCGCCTTTCTCTTCAGGAGTTAGCCTACGGCCCTTCTCTTTTTCTAGATCATGTAAAGCCATTTCCTCTGGAGTACGTCTTCTTCCATTCCTACGGCTAAATTCCCATTTAGATCTACTATTAGCAGCTTCTACAGGAACAGGAATTGTATCTCCTGCTTGTTGTTTCTTGAGTGCTTCTTTTACTATAGATTCAATATCTATGTCTATTTCTATCTTCATACTTTCTCCTTATTATGTAACCCATAATGGGCAATCATTAACGCATCAGATCGTCCATCAAGTAGTCCTCCCCGTTTACCATATAGTTCTGCTGTTGGGTACAACCCTTGAGCTATCTCAGCAACTTGTTTTTTAATAGCTTTACCTTTAGCAGTAACACCTATATGTTTTTGCCATATTTTAGGAGTAACTGTATTAGCAACCATCCCTTCTGTAGCCACTTGTGAAATAGCAGTAACTATTCCTAGGTTTCTTCCAAATCCAAAATTAGACTTAGCAGACATACCAAACATAGAATGTACATCTTCTAACCAAACTGCATGTACGTCATAGTACTCTAGCCACAGACATGCATCATATATTGATGTTTTCTTTAGATCTAGCAGAGCTATATGCGCTGGATTAACTTCATCCAGCACACATATTGCTCCGTTAGTTCCTGGGTCAATCCCACAGACTCTCATTAGATCGGAGGGTCTGTTTGAAACAATGAACCTGTATCTGCAGATGCACTGCCCATAATATCAGCGGCAGAACTATTACCTTTCTTCTTGGTAGATTTATCAATAACTGTACCCGTATTCTTCTGGGCCCACTTATCGAATCTAGCAGCAGGTTCTTTGTTGGTAATTTCTTCAGCAGTCTTACCTTCGGCATTACCAAAGAACTTACACTGATTTACAGTACGAGATGCACCAGTTGGTACATATTCGCCCTTGTCGTTCTTAGCTTGTCTGTCTTCAATAACTTGATGAACAGCTACTTTAACAGGTTTACCAACCAAGCTCATTATTACTGGACGTTCTGTAGGTGCCTCCTTTTTTAATTCAGGATTCCATACATTTACTTGCTTCTTTTCTGCAGATTCCATGCATTTAGGTAGGCTTTCACCTGTAATAGCTACACACATAGAATTTGCAATTGAATAACCAGGAAGCGGATAGTCTTTACCATCCTTCGTGTAATAAGTCTTATTACCCTTAGCTTTACCTGATTTAATCCAGAAATTTTCTCTAAGCTCAGAGAAGTTTCCGCCATTCTTTTCCAGAATAACATTGAAGCTTACTGCTTCAGATGCAGACTGGTTTAGATACACCATTTTCACGGTAGCATCGTATACACCAGATTCCCATGCAAACCCACCGCCTACTCTTTCAATAGACTGTGTTTCTACATTCTTTGGGAGTTCCCATTCACTCATAAGTTATATCCTTTCTTAGTTGAGTGTTAATAAACCACAATTATTTATCTGTGGCGTTGTTTACCAGCTCTCTCTGTCTTTCGAGATACTGATCTAATACTTTTGTAAATTCTTTAACCTGCATTCCTGGTTTTCTTTTTAAAGTCTCAGCAGCAATTTCCTGTACCATTTCAATTCCCATTTCTGTTACCGCAAATACCATATTTTTAGATAACTCTAATCGATTATCTCGTTCATTATCTATAATTTCATCATTACCTGGATGACTCATAATTCTCCTTTTTGGTTATAAAATAAAATGCCTCTCCCGTGAAGAAGAGGACTAGTGTTTTATAACTCTTCAGTTAGGACAGGTCTTATAAGGGAGGAGACCCTATAAGGCGTATAAGGCCTATCCTGCAGTAGATGGATTAATGTGGCTCTAATACTGCGGTACCACCACGTTATTATATCATTTATTTATAATACTCATGTAGTCTATTGATAACATTTTGTAAGTTGTTATCTATATACGTTTCATTCATAGGCCACATTCCCATGGGACTACGAATTCGTTCATTAACTGTTTCTTTAGTTAATCGAGTTTGAAATACGTATTTAAATCCATTAGCTTTATCATCTGCACTAGTTTTAAATAGTGGAGATTTTGCAACTTTATCTTCTAGTTTAGTTAAAGTCATTTTCTTAGTTGAAATTACACAAGTGAAAAAACTTTCAATACCTTGATTCATCAAAGAACCTTTAACTTTAACCATGGTTTCGTTAACCATCTCGGCTTCATTGAGAACATCTGAAGTATGAGCTAGAAATACTACATTCTTGGTAGATTTAGCTACTACTTGAGACATTAGTATTTTCATATACTGTGCATATTGCCCCCATGCCTGCATCGTATTTGTTGAATTTAGCACCTTGGTACTTTCGTACATATCCATTAGATACGTAAGACTATCAATAACGATAGTGTGTATATCTTTCATTTTTTCTGCTTCGGCAAAAGCCTCATACACCTGAGTTGGATCAACAACAGTGTATTCTTTGAATTTACTTTTAAACGGTAACTTCTTACCATTTTCGCAATTCAAATACATAACCCCTTCAGGCTTATCCATATCAAGTAAGCTTGCACTTTTACCTGAACTAGATTTACCTGATACTAATACTAAATGGTTATTATTCATTTATTTTTCTCCAGTTTTTTACGTCCTTTACTAAGTACTTGCACTTGTTCTTCAAGATCCCAAATCTGTTTTTTAAGTTCTTGAATTTCTTCTTCAGACTTGTCATCAAATAGGTTATTCCACATGTTTTCACATACGTCACCTAATGCTGAAAAAGCATCTTTTATATTTGTTTGATCTTT